TGACAGGTTGAACATACCAATCCTTTCTGCTATCTCCTCTGCTGAAAGCATACATACTATTCTGCTCTGGAAGTATTTATATACTTTTGAATTAAACATTATGTTGTAACAGGTGCCACCAGCGTAAGACCTGTTATGAAAATGTGTGTGCCTTGTATCCGGGTCAAACCGGACACAAGGTTTACGCCGGCACCTCACCCGGCATTACAACTCGTACACGACCTACCAAACAAACGGAAAATAAACCATGATAAGCTTGAAAGACATCTCGAGGGCGTCAATAAAACCCCCTCGAATGATAATCTATGGAGAAGCAGGCATAGGAAAAACAACCTTTGCCACTTCTGCACCTGCACCTATTGTTATCCAGACTGAAGACGGACTGGGAGTATTAGACGCCCCACGGTTCCCCCTGGCAACAACCTTTGAAGAGGTTCTCGAATCACTCCAGGTATTAGCAACAGAGAACCACGAATTCAAAAGTGTGGTTGTAGACAGCCTAGACTGGTTGGAGCCTCTTATCTGGCAGGCAACCTGCAAACGGTTAGGAGTCTCAAGTATAGAAGCCCCAGGATATGGCCGCGGATACGTTGAGACCTGCACGGAATGGCGAAAGTTCTTTGCTTACGTAACGGCCTTGAGGGACGAAAAGGACATGCTCATTATAATGACCGCTCACAGTGTCATTCAGCATGTCGAAGATCCTATACACCCGGCATATGACATGCACGCTCTCAAACTACACAAGAGGGCCTCTGCAATCGCCGAGGAGTATAGCGACATCATAGGCTTTGCATCACTCAAAACCCTCCTGAAGACAGAGGAGGCTGGGTTTGGCGAAAAGAGAAACCGGGCAATAAGCACGGGTGAGCGGGTAATACATGTAGGTGCAAACCCGGCATATGTGAGCAAGAACCGCTATTCCATGCCCGATACAATCGAACTCAACTGGACAGAATTTGAAAAATACATACCAACAGGAACGAACTAAAATGGCAACTATCAACTTTAACGCCGAAGAAGTAGAACCACAATCCGACTTTTCCCCGCTCCCAGTGGGTAACTATACCGTAGTTATCACACAGAGCGAAATGAAACCGACCAAAACCGGGAACGGGCAGTATCTCCAGCTCACTCTTCAGGTAGTCGAAGGTGAGTATAAGAACCGCCTTATCTTTGACCGTTTAAACATCCAGAATCCAAACTCCGTCGCGCAGCAGATAGCCCAAAAGGCCCTTTCCAGCATTTGCAGGGCTGTTGGAGTCATGCACCCTCGCGACTCTGAAGAACTCCACGACAAAGTTTTCCAGGTTAAAATTGGGATCCGGCCCGCATCCGGGGAATATGGAGAAAGCAACATTGTCCGCGGATATTCTAGTCTGCCCCAGCAAAAGCCAGTGGCTAATGGTAAAAAACCCTGGGAGCAAAAATGAAAACAAAGGTTGCATGTTCAACCTTTTACTGTAAACATTTTGACTTTGAAAAGTCAGAATGTTCATTTAAGAAAATTTTAATCCTTGGTGGGGAGTGCATTCAATTCGAGGACAATGGTGAAAAAGATGGTAACCCTTCCGAATAACCTTTTTTCTCCCACTGTTGATCTCATTTATTCCACCTACAAAAACTCTCCTCCACGCCCGCACCTGGGAGCTTCAGAGATTGGAAAAGCGTGTGAGAGGGCTTTATGGTACAGTTATCATCATTGCAAACTGCCTAATTTTAGTGGGAGGATGTTAAGGCTGTTTGAGACGGGCAAGCGCGAAGAAGAGCGAATTATCAGGGAGCTCAGACAGGCAGGCCTCCAGGTATGGGACCGGGGAGACGATGGCAACCAGATACGCTTTGAGATGTTCGGAGGCAAGTTTGCAGGGAGCCTTGACGGAATAGTGTTAGGTATACCAGAGGCCCCAAAAACCGAACACCTGCTGGAAATCAAAACGGCCAACGATAAGAGCTTTAAACAGATGCTCAAGCATGGGGTTGAGCATAGTAAGCATCAGCACTATTGCCAGATGCAAGTGTATATGGGGGCCTTGGACTTAAAGCGGGCCTTATACATCGTAGTTAACAAAAACACAGACGAAATTTACTCGGAAAGGATTGAATTAAATTCAAAAATATATAAACAATTAATTGATAAAGCAGAGCGTATTGTAACATCAGATTTTCCTCTTGAACGGTGTGAGTCTTTTTCTTGCCGTTTCTGTGATTTTAAAGCCATTTGTGAGTGGGATGAACTACCTGATATTAATTGTCGGTGCTGCTGCCATTTTGGAAAATGTGAACAGGAAACCGTTTGCACCAAACATCTTTGGAACCCACATTTAATTCCTGTAACTGCAACAGATGCGAGTGAAGATGATAATTGGATTCTTTACGAAAATGGGGTAAAAAATGGTGGAGATGGTTTAAGCAGTCAAGAAATTAAAGATAACTACAAAAAACTTTTTTATACTCTCACATCATACGTTTAAGTATGATAATACGGAAAGTGAAGTGCCTTCGGTGTGGGCACGAATGGTTTCCACGAACCGAGGAAAAACCAAGAACCTGCCCCAATGTAAAGTGCAGATCTGTTAACTGGGATCGCCCCAGAAGGGTTAAGAAAGAATGACTTCTCTAGGTTTGTCTTGGTGTGAGGTAGATTTTAAAATCAAATCTAGAAAAGAACAGAAACTAAACCAAATAAATTTAATAATGCAACCCATTAGAATTGAAAATCAGAAGCGGTGGAGTTTAGAATATCGTTTAAAAAATAGAGAAAACTTGAATTTAAGGCGTAGAATATATAGAAAAACTGCAATTGGGAAAGTTATGGAGTCTAGGTATAGACACACGCGGCGTGCACGTATTGCAAGCACAGAAAACACACTTACTCCACACCAGTGGGTAAAAATTCTAAAATCACAACGTAATCGGTGTTCAATGTGTGGAAAGCGATTTTGTAAATCTAGACCTCCAACAATGGATCATATTGTACCGGTGTCAAAGGGTGGTGGATTGACGTTTGAAAATGTTCAAGCGCTGTGCGTTTCTTGCAACTGTTCAAAACGTGCAACCCTAGATTATTCAAAGCTTGTAACGTGGGGGATTTTTAAATGATCCTCCGCCCATACCAACAGGCAGCAATTGACGCATTATGGCACTATTGGAAATACAGAGGCAAGGCGCCCCTTGTGGTAGCACCAACCGGCAGCGGCAAGTCTCTCCTCATTGCAGAGATCTGCCGCAAGGTTCTCACCGACCACCCCGGCACCCGGATCATTCAGGTCACGGACTCAAAAGAGCTGATAGAGCAAAACTGCAAGGAGTTTCTCAAGTATTACCCGGAAGCCTCAACCGGGATCTATTCTGCCGGACTTGGAAAGAAACAGCGCCACGCTGATGTAACCTTTGCAGGCATACAGAGCGTGTATAAACACGTTTACGACTTCGACCCGGCCATCGACCTGGTTATAATCGACGAAGCCCACTCCATACCCAAGGAGAGCGAAACCCGGTATGGTGAGTTCCTTAAGGCTGTCAGGATCGCCAACCCATCAGCCGCCTTTGTCGGACTGACGGCGACTCCTTACAGGCTTGATAGCGGAATGCTCCACCAGGGAGAAGGCGCCCTCTTTGACGGTATCGCCTACGATATCAATATCAACACCCTCATACATGGAGGGTATCTGGTGCCTGTAATCTCAAAAGGAGGTATCAAAAACATTGACCTTTCCCAGGTTAAGACGACAGCAGGAGAGTATAACCTCGGAGATCTCGCCTGTGCAGCCGACGATCCCGCCCTGGTTGAGGCAGCATGTGAGGAGATAAAGCGGTATGGAGCGGACAGAAGATCCTGGTTAATCTTTGCTGCCGGTGTGGATCACGCCTATCATATCCAGTCTCTCATACCTGGTTCAGAGGTTGTAATTGGTGACATGAACCAAAAGGCCCGTGATAAGATTATCAATCAGTTCAGAGACGGGAAAATAAAGTGCCTCATAAATGTTAACGTTCTCACAAAGGGATTTAACGCACCCTGTGTGGATCTCATTGCCTTAATGACTGCCACCAAAAGCACGTCAAAATACGTTCAGATGGTTGGA